AGATCGGCGACACGACCAGAGACCTGCGCAAGCTGGCCCGTAGGTTGGCCGTGCCGATCTGGGGAGCGGGCCAGGGCAATCGCACCACGATCGATGCCGAGGAGTACGGGCTGTCGGGCATCGCCGAGGACATCAGCCAGACCTTCACCTGTGATGCTGCGATTTGTCTCATGCAGACGCCTGAGGAGAAGATGAAGGGTATCATGCGCATGGGGCTGTTGGCGACCCGTGGGTCGTCCGACAATCCCACGGCCTATGTCCGAATGGACTTCGATCGGATGACCATGTCACCTATCAGGGAGGAGGACCATGCTACAGAAGCTGTCGAAGGACCAGGCTACAAGTCTCGGTCAGGCCATCAAGGCGTGGCGCGAAGGTCGTGGCAACAGCGCCGAGGAAATGGTAGAGGTGCTGAATGAGAAGGCTGCCAAGTACGACCTGCAGGGTCAACTGGAAACTGTGGATCTGTACGCCATGGAGCGGCGTGGCAGCGGCATGCTGCATGTGATGTTGTCACTGCTGCTCAAGGAGGTCGGGTTCGATGTCGCCGAAGAGCTTGGCAGGATCACTCGTGTGGGAGGCCACCGGAGTGGACCCCGCAATCGGGGTGACGGGGATGCTGGCGATGACACGGGTGCGGGTGCGGAGCCCGTTTCGGCCGGACGCAAGGCAAAGGCCGCTCGTGTTGCTAAGGCATTCGCTACTACAACGAGGAAGAAGCGAAAGCCTGCTGCAGTGGGCACGAAGGGTCGCAAAGCAGCTAAGCGATGAGTTCGGCCCGCCGTACGTGATCGAGATGCCGTTCCTGGGCATGAGCCCGGATGATCTCGTGCGGTCGGCCGGGTTCGTGTACGCGCTGGCTGCGCTGTTGGGAGAGGAGAACATCAGCTTCGTTACACCCTTGCAGGCCAAGGCGGCCATGGGACGGATAAAGCCCAAGGGTGTGCCGTACAAGGACCGCAAGAATTACATCGTTCAAGCGGTCAGGGAGGACACTGAAGGTGTTGAGTTTCTTGAAACCGAGACCAAGGCCAGGCGGGAAGCCACCTGCGATGCCATCGCCATCGCCCGAGCTGGTTGTATCCTCTGCGCCGACACCAATCCTCAATTCGGTGGAAGAGTATTGGAAGAGACGCTGGGAAGCCCTGGCGGTACGGATGGTGAAGCTCCAAGACCCACACGTCGGCGGATGGTTCAGCGAACGTGAGGGGATGGCGCTCTACATGACCGCCAACATGCTGCTGCCGGGTGACACGGCCGTCGAGGTCGGCAGCTTCATGGGCAAGAGCACCCGCTGGTTCTTCATCGGCACCGAGACGTCCGGGGCGAGGCTTACCTGCGTTGACCCTTTCCTCAGCTCGGGCGAGGGCGAGCCGGCACAGATCGAGTACTACTACCAGCAGGTTGCTCCCCAGGGGAGCTACTCGGTGTGGGTGGGTAACCTGATCCCAGTGTGCTCGGATCGGTTCCCCCAGGACGTGATCGAGGTCCTGCGGCAACCGAGTCGAGAGGCGGCCAAGGACTGGGGGGCGCTAGGTCTGCCGAAGATTTCCTTGCTGTTCATCGACGGGCAGCACGAGGAGTGTCTGCTGGATCTGCAAGCGTGGGAGCCGCATCTGACGGACCACGCCATGGTGCTCTTGCACGACGTCTCCGGCACCGGCGCCTACGGCGAGAACGGGCCGGACAACACTTTCTACCACATGCAACAGGGAGGCTGGACAGGCTATGTCAGAGCAGACCTTCTCGCCGGACTCACCCGAGACCCCGGATGGTGGCAGACCCGCTACGAAGCCCGAACCGCCGAGCGGGGAGCCTTCGCCGCGCTCGATGACCCTCACGATCCACCCCGATGGCTCGCAAGCGATGGACGACGGGGACCTGCCCCTGGCGACCCAGTTCCACCTGCTGCAAGCGGGGCTGTTCCAGGTGATCGTCAACGCGAGCGCGGAGGAAGTGATGGCTCGCATGAACCAGCTCGTCCAGATGCGAGCAATGGCAATGGCGGGACGGACCAAAGCCAAGCTTGAGGCGGCTGAGATCGATCAGCGGGCTCAGCGTGCGAAGGGGATCATTGTGCCATGAAGCCAGAACAACCACCCAGCACCAAGGAGATCCTGGTGCTGCAGGAACCGTGTCCCAACACCAGAGCCGCGGTAGATGATCCGGCTCAGATCGCTTTCTACCGCTCGTGGGTGGAGGACGCTCACGAGGTGTTGCGTGAGTGCGCCGCGTCTCTGGGGGGCAGCGAGAAGGGCAGGCTCATTGCTGTGGCCGATATGATGCAGCAGAAGCTCCTGCTGCCCGAGACGCGGCCGGACTATCCGCCAATTCCCAGGAACCGATTCGTAGACAGCAATCCTACCTGTACCAAGTGTGACTTCGACTGCAAATTGAAGGAGGGTCGTGGTGAGTAGATGGCGCAACTGGGTGCCATGCCTGGACCTGAGACTCAATCTCGGATTCGTGTGGTTCGAGACCGAGGTCATGTACTACAACGACCACCTGGATTCGATGTGTTACGTCATGCTCGCCTGGAGGTTCTTGCGATGGCACGGACTGTTCAGGCTCTACACGCCGCGGATATGGAGGAGGATGCGCAATGACTGAGCAGAACGATTTCGTGGTGACGGGTGAAGCCGTCGATCAGTTCGTGGACTACTGCCGGACTGATTTTGTACGTCACCTGCCGTGCAGACAGTGGATCAACACCGTGACGATCCTGGAGAGCCTGCGCGCGGCGTGGCATACCGTACATGATGAGACACCGGCAGGTAACAATGCCGACCTCGATGCAATCCAGGCGCGGTGTGATGCGGCGACCCCAGGACCATGGTCCGTAGTTATGCTGTCCGTAGACCCTCGTCGGGACTGGGGTGCACTGTGCCAGATCAAACCAGGCACAGAGAAGACGTGGCGCAGGACTGCTGGTGAGCAGGTCCGCACAATTACCCACTTCGAGGACGGCGCCTCCAAGGACATGAGTTTTGCTGCTCACGCCCGAACTGACGTTCCAGTGCTGCTTGCGAAGGTGAAGAGACTGAGAGAGGTACTGAATCACGCGTTGGTAATGCTCACAGAAGAGAGCCACGAAAACGACACCCTACGCGCCCGCGTGAAAAGACTGGAGAACGCGTTGAAGATCGCACATGCACTAATCGTCAGGCATCACGACAACAATGTTCAACAGAGTTGGGGTGTATACTGCCCAGTATGCCACCGCCAGGATGGTACCGAACCCGAGATGGATGCAATCAAACGGTCACTGGAGGAATGAGATGGCAAAGGTCCTCGACATCGATCAGGATGTGTTGGCCCAGTGGCTGGCAGAAAGGCCACAGATCATCAAGGACATGGTTGCGCGTCTACCACCCGACCATCTGTACCGCTTCAAACCGAATGGCCATCGGGTCCTGATCGTGGCGTACTCCGAAGATGACACACTACGCGTACTGGTCAGCGGGAAGTACAACCTGGTGGTATTTGACCGCGCGGTGTTCGGCGTCAAAAGTTCAGACCTGGAGGAGTGCGAACTACCTTCCCCGGATGAGCCCACAGGTACTCTCCTAGGAGAAATGTGCGGAGGAATCGATGAGCTTACTACTAAAGGCGCAGATCGAGTTCACAAGAAACATCCCAAGACTGATTGACAAGGCGTTCGAGTTGGGGTTCCTGGTGACGATACGCGATGTGTTCAGGGATCCCCGTTGCCCTTACGGCAAGAAGCACTCGAAGCATTGGGACGGTCTAGCGATCGACCTGAACCTCTACAAGCCTGATGGCACATGGCTGCGCGACACCCGCGACCATGCCGCCTTGGGTGCCTGGTGGGAGTCGATCGGTGGTGTATGGGGTGGTCGGTATCAGGATGGCAACCACTATGAGTGGTCGCTTGAAGACGGAGGACAACCAGATGTACAAGAGACGGCATGAACACTGCCCGGTATGCGGAGGACCAACAGGTATTGGTTGGGCCTGCACCGGAGCACGAGCGGAGTGTGCAAGGCGCATAGACCCGTGTTTGCAAAGCGCGAAGCTGTATAAAGACGAGGACGAGACCACAAGCCACTTCGAGGACCGGTTGTGGAAGAATTGGGACAAGACCGTGGATCAGTACCTCATGGATCGCGCAGGTGCTGGATCTGCACCTCCAGCACTTCCAGCGCCGCCGGGATCTGAGTCAAGGCCTTGAGGTGCTTGCGCAGCGCGAGAACGGCACAGATGTCGTCCATGTCAAACCACTGACAACGGACACCGATACATGGCATTCCCGCTAAGGGACACAGGGGTTGTCCTCCTGAAGAGCTGCCGAACAGCACGGCTTCCTCAGCCGTGCTGTCGTTCCCCGCCCCCGGCGATTCATTACCCTCTTCAAATAGAGACTTGTCTGAGTGCGCACCCATTGGGGGGGCACTAGCCGGAAGGGGGTGAACAGGTGAAGTGGACGTAGGCGGGGGCGGCCCCGGTTGCTGAAGCACCGGGGCCGCCCTCTTCGCTTCCCACTCCTTAACCTTGCGGTCGTACTCAGTGGCCGCCACGGTCGGCACTACCGGCTGATTGGGCAGAGGAGGCAGAGGTCCCACCACCGGATAGCGTGGCACCTCCCGTGGCGGCGCACGGCGCACGGGGTCTGCAGGGAACGGCGGGGCTGGAGCAATGGCCGGGGGACGATTGCCCTGCTTGGCACGCCGCTTCTGCAGACCCCGATGTCCTTCCTGGATGAACTTGTCGCCCGGCCTGATAGGCTTGTATGGCTTACCCTTGCTGGGCATGGTCCAAGTCCCGCTTCAAGTCGTCCACGCGATCTCGTTGGAGCTGAGACACCTTGTCATCCACTTGTTTTACAGCGACGGTCAACTTGGAGATGTTCTCATTCATGTTGCGAAGTTGGATATCGGTGTTCTTGCGCAAGATCACACAGGTGGCACCCGTGACCGGCTTGCCACCATTGCGGCTGTGACGGATATGCACGATGACTTCACGCGCCATCAGAGCAGCGGCGGCAACCACTGCGCCGCCGACGCCACTGTTGGCCAGGGTTGTCAGTTCACTCACCGTGGTTGCAGTAGCTGGATCAGGCATCAAGAACTCCTTTGCGTTGTGCGCATGCCGCGGGAGCGGAAGGCGGCTTCACGCTGCTTCAGATAGGTCTCCACGATTCGATTCACATCCTCCTCGTTGCCGGCGTGGATAGCAGACCTGGCGGCCTGACGGGCCGAGCGTTCCAGATCCTCGATCTGACGGCGCCACTGATAAGCCGACCGCCCCGCGTCGAGCGGATAGGTCCTGCCGGCAACGACCCGCAGGAGCTGGGACATGAAGTCCAGCTCCTGCGGGTTGTCCAAGACCTGGTGCAGTGTGTTGGTCAAGCGCACGGAGTTGATGACGTGGGCGACCTTGTTCGGTACGGCCACACCCCGGAACCTCTTGCCCAAGGTGCCATAGCGCGTCCGCTCCCCATAGGCCAGTGAGTTCAGGTGATCGATCTTGCGATCGGTGAACCAGTTGTAATTCGACATCAGCTCGATCGGCACCCGCGCCCAGGGCGTCAGGTTCTGAGTCAACCACTCCAAACTGTGGAAGAGTTCAGCGATGTCGATCAGCGGCAACCAGTTCTTGAACGCGAAGTATTCATACTTGCCGTTCCTGTTCTTGCGGATGCGAACGGAGAAGTTCTTCTTCATCCACTCGTTCATGTACTTCTCTTCAGGAGGAACCTGCTCCGAACCTTCCCAGGTCTGAAGAGCATCATGGAAACGAGCGATGCGGTCAGGCCGCCGCACCAACATCTCCAATTGGTAGGGGATGTTCTTGCGCGACCAGGCGTAGAAGGGCAGGGCCTCACGGATCTGCCGCTCCATCGGCGTCAACTGGTGGTAGTCGAAGAAGTGCTTCTTCATCGAGCGCACGGCGTCATCCATCGAGTCGCCTGCGCGCAGGCGCTGTAGCACATGGGCCATGCGGATGCGATCGTCCGTGTAGGACGCGATACGAAAACCACGCTCGACCCATGGATGCTGACCCACGAAGCCAAGCTTGATCTTCTCAGCTATCGTGGGCGACGGCGGGCCAATGAAAGGCCTACCCCTGCGACCGTTGGCCTTCCAGTCCTCCTTGGCTCCGCGCAGGAGTTCCAGGCCGGGGTCGTCCACACCGTACCGCTTGGCGTACTCAACATGGCGTGCCAGTTCCTTGGGATCAGCACTGACAAAGCCAACACCCCAACCATTGCGCTTCTGAACCTCACGCCAGACTTCATCAGCACTCCACTCAGCACCTGTGGCTGAATTGACCGCGCCACGCAGCTTCCAGCCCTTGGCCTGCTTGCCGCGGCGGATCGCATCCCAAGCCGACTTCGAGGCGAGTAGATCACGGGCCGCCTGAGCCGGGTTCTCGGACCCCAGGTAGTAGTTCCACATCGAGCCGACGAAGTTGCGGCTGTGATAGGCTGGAAAGATCGATAGGGTCCAGCTCTTGAAAGCTTGGTTGGCCGTGCCCAGGATTGACATGAACTTACGTAGGTGTGGCCCGACGTTCAGGTCGGCCTCGTAGTATTGCTTCAGGAACCGGGCGGCGCCGGGTTCCATCGCGTAGCCGTGCAGCTCGGGGATGCCTTTGACCTCGATCCAGTCAGCGGGCACATCCGGTGTATCTACTGGAGCCACCAAGCGGCTTTGGCCGGGAGCAATGCCGTGGCGCTTCACAGCATCGAACCATTCCTTGGACAACATCGCTCGGTCAGAGGCCATCCCACGAGCTGCATCGATCACGGTCGGGTCCGTCTCGAAGAATTGCTTGATCTCGCCTGGGCGGACGAACTTGCCCCAACCCTTCTCCCAGATCCAGGTGTTCTTGTCGGCCGTGCTCATAGACGGGATCAGACGCCCGACGTAGTTGGTCGCTTCCCGGTCGTAGGATAGGACCCCGGAGTCTGCCAGCTTCTCCACCAGACGTAGAGCGGATCGAGTGAGCGGCTGACCCGCGAGCGGAGCCAGGTACTTCGTTGGATCAACGCGTCGAATGACCTCCCGCCCATTACGGGTGCCACGCAGGGTAATGGGCTTGAGAACGCCGTTGGTTGTAAAGTCCTGGAACACGGCCGGATCCAAGACACGCATCGTGCGAGCGATCTCATGGCCCATGTGCTCCGTGGGTGGGGTCGTGTAGGATCGGCGGGCACGCTTGGCGCCACCAATCACCGTGCCCTGCATCAGACGTTCCTGCTCTCGGGTGATCCACTGACGGGCGTCTGAACTGAGGACACCCGCGGAGTAGCCAGCATCGGGATGCGTATGCAAAGCCAGATCGTGGCCTAGCCTGGCTTCATCAGCGATCAGCAGTTCCTTGTTGGTGTGGTTGCGCTGCAACACCGCCTGGCGTACCTGACGGATGAGGTCGGTGTCACTGGCTGCCGCCGGACCTCCGAAGGTGGCGGGGAGCCCGAAGTTGTTGATGACCGCCTGGCGGGCCTGCTCGTAAGGTGAGCGCACCTTGCCGGCACGGAAGCCTTCCAGCACCCCTTGAGCGTTGCGGGCCTGCTCGATGTAGGGGTGCATGTCAGTTGCTTCGGTGACCGCTGCCTTCAACTTCTGGTAGGCGATCTCAGGCGGCATGTTGAGCCTGGCTGCGAACCTCTGTGCTGACTTCTGCAGCATCGGCTCCAGCTCATCGACCACCCGCTCGACCCGCATCTTCTGTGCGCCGGTGATGGCTGAGAAGAGTTCCTGGTGCGAACGCATGAGCCAGGGATCAGCCCCGACGTTGAAGCCGAACTTCTGAGAGACGGCCGTCGTGTAGTGGTCAAGAAAGCGGCCCACCTGTGGGAGCTGGACCTTGGACAGCACGGCCTCGGCCGCCTTACCGACCTGGATCGCGCGACCGGCCTGCGCAGCAGCCCGGCCTACCATCGTGGGTTTCAGGATCCTAGCGGCAGCTCCTAGCCGAGCCGTGGGGTCTACCAGACCGCCGAGTACCATGCCGCCCACGGCACGAGCGCCCTTTTCCAGCGGTGTGGGAAACTCCCCCGGCGGTACAACAGCATTCAGCACATCGCCCATGTACATCGGGCCGCCCTGTGGCAAACGAGCGGCAGCTTCAGGATCCAGTTGGCCAAGCAGCGGCGCTACCACACCACGCGTCATAGCCTCTTCACCGAAGCCGGCCACCCGCAGGATCTTGCCTAGGGGTGTGTGCTCCCACTGTCCGCGTTCGTCAGGCATGGCGCAGTTTCCCTTGGTAGGCACCGGGCGTGAACATGCGCTTGAAGACCGCCTTGGCCTCCGGGGTTGCCTCCGTACGGTTGTGCCGTGTGATGAGGCTCTTGATCCAGGTGTTGAACCGCTCGAAAATCTTCTGCAGCTTCGGTGTCGGTGCCTCGCCACCCTTCAAGTAGTCGAGCATCCACTTGACGACGGTGTGCTCGGTCTCACCCTGCCCGGCGGCGTCTAGCAACGTGGAGACATCTTCCTCTGGCATCCAGCGTAGGAAGACGTGAATGGGCTCGTGCAAGGCAACCTCGATCCGTGTCGAGGCCGCGTACTCGGGCGTGCGCAACCGGTCAGCGAAAGCCACCAGCGCCCGCTGATCCTCCATGAAGTGGGTCAGCCCCAAAGCACGCTTGGGCATCTGACGACCGGGGAACATAGCGTTGTGCTGGGCCTCATCCGTCACCCCCCGAAACATCCGGCCGATCATCGTGTCCATGTCTTCACCGTAGGCTTTCGCCAGACCTTGGTGAACACGCAGGACCGATACCCACTCCTTGCGGGTCATGCCGGTGTGTTGACGCATGCCCTTGGCGTACTGGGTCCACGTCAGAGGCTTGCCGCTGCGAGCAACCGTTGTATAGAGCTGCTCAGCCGCCGCGTTCACCCCTGCCGAGCCTGGCGCGGTCCCTGACGGGCCGCGCCAGGCCGTGGGCAGGAAGTCTTCAGGCGGTTCGGGGAATCCCACCCGACCACCCAAAGGCACCCTCGGAGGTTGACCCGCGGGCGTGCCAAACTGCTGCGGCCCAAACTGCCAGGTGGGAGCGCCTCCGATACGCTTGGCGTCTACCTGATTGACCGGCGGAACCGGCTCGGGGCCGTAGCGGGGTTGCGGCTCGACGCCGGTCAAGAACCCCTTCAGCGTACCCTGGGTAGCCTCATCGTACCGCTTCACAACCTGCGTGATCGTGGGGTTGGACTCAGGCACAGGAGGCAGTTCCTCAAGCGCCGACTTCAAGGTCTTGACCCGTTGGCGAGCCTGCATGCCCGGCAGACCCTCCTGGATCACTTCCTTGGGGAACGGCAGTGCTTGAGGCTCGCTGTAGGGTCCGACGATTCGATCCGGCATGTGACCGATCGGCAACCCCAGGTCCTGCTGCACGGGACGACCCTGGAGGTTCAACTGGCGCTGGCCCTGAAGCGGCATCTCGGTCTGCACACCAGGGGCGCCGGCCTGGCCCATGTGGGCCGCCAGGCGCCCCTGGATCGCCCCGCGGGTCGCGGTCACATCCTTGATCCCTTGAGGCCCCAGGGCCTGCAGCTTGCGGTTCAGCCACCGAGGGATCCCGTAGTTGGACGCGGCCGGGCCGATCGCGGGGTCCATGGCGCTTTCAGCCCAGTTCAGGACCTTGTTGAGCCGAGGCCGGGCGGCCAGGAGGCCCTTTTGCGCAAGCTTGGGCTGTACCGCGCCCCGGTAGGCCATGGAAGCCCCAGTACCTAGAACCTTAGCCCCCGCCACTCCACCTACGTCCCACCAGAGGTTCCGGCCTGAGGATTCAGGGTCGGCCAGCTCCGAGAGCCCCCTGGCCCCGGCCCAACCCATGGAACGGCCCAGGATGCCCCCAGCCAGCCCAGCGCCGGGCAACGGGACCAATGAGCCCGCCGCCGTACCGATCGCTCCTAGCGCAGCACCCAATGGGGCCTCCGAGGCCAGGGCGAGCATCGAAAGGGCCTTGTCGCCTGAGGAGGCCTCTGTCCAGCCAGGCTGGACCGACCTCCTGGCACTCTTCATGTACTCGGTGCTGGGCACTTGGAGCCCGGCGCGCTCAACGCGCTCATAGCGGCGGAAGGCGTTGGGGTTCGCCATCGCCAGGGCCTGCTTGGCTGTGGCGCGCGAGAGGGCCTCTCCGGCCTCGCCCCCCAGCCGGATCGCGTGCTTGATCCAGGACTCGCCCTGCGGGGCAGGGGGAGCCTTGACCGAAGCGGGCACCCTCAGACGCGGCCGAGGCATCACTTCTTCCCCGCTGTCTTCTTGCCCTTGCCCTTCAACTTGCGACCGACCTTCCGGCCCACGGTGTAGGGATTGACCCAACCCGGTTGCGTGCCCTGGTAGAGCGAACCTTGCTCCTTCAGGAGCTGTTCGATCACCTGCTCGGGCCGCTCGCCCTGGCGCCAGTCGCGCGCGAACGCCTGGCCACCAGGGATCGTGCCACCACCCAAGGATGGAAATTGCATCTGACCGAAGGCAGTCCTAGGAAAAGCCTGGCCCAACGAGGGCGGCATCTGTACTTGGCCCTCACCAATCAACGCGGACTCAGCAGTTCCCGGTGTCATCGGCATGCCCTGCACCCAAGGCGGCGCGGCCTGACCCTGGGAGGAGTCAGGCCCAGCGCCGCCTTGGGTGCTGGAAGAGCCGAACGGGTTGAGAGACTGCTGCCAGTAGAACTGAGCCGCCTCATCGGCGTAGTCCTGAAGAGACTGCTGCTGCTCGGGCGAGAGCATGCGGAAAATCTGATCGTGTGTCAGAGGAGCGCCCAACGGATTGACGTCGGCTTCCTGCACCCGTGCCATCAGCGCCGGGTCGCTCTGGATCATCATGCCCAAACCTTCACGCATGAGATCACCACGGATGGCAGCATTTTCCTGCATCAGGCGTAGTGAGTTCTCGTAGGTCCACTGATCGGGACCTTTGGTTTTGAGACGAGCCTCGGCAGCCCGCTGAGCAATCGTGGCCTGATCGAGTATGGCCGGAGCGTACTGACCGAATTGCCCTTGGGTGAGCCCACTGGCCCAAGGAAACTGTTCCGCAATCTGGCCCGGCACGGGAATCTGGGTCTGCGCATATTGACCGGCCTCACGGCCGGCGGCTGCTCCCAAACGGTTCTCCTGAGAAAGCTGCAAGGCATAGGGCAGGATGTCCATCGGCACCTGCTCCAACCCGGCCTGCATGAACTGACCGGCTGGCAGACGCAGACGGGCAGCCATGGCGCGGTCCTGCTCGTTGCGCCATTGGGACTGGGACAGATCCTCAGTTGCTTGAGCCAGCGCGGCCTCGAACTGCTGGCGGCGCTGCTCGTCGGATTCGGACTCGCGCTTGCGCTGGCGGCCCTGCTCCAAACCCTGCATGACACCGCCAGCGGCACCGCTCAAGCCCGCCAGGAAGTCACCCCACTTGTTCGGCATCGCTCACCTCGTTAGCCGCCAAACCCACCTGAGTATGCACTGGCAGCCGTCTGACCCAATGTACCGAAGAGCTGCGCGATCTGTGATGGGCTCATCCGGTTCTCGGCCCGCTCCTGCGAGCGTTGGGCCATCTGCCCATACTGAGCCTGCCCGTACTGCTCAGCCCCGAAGAGGCCCGCCTGCATCGTTTGCTGCAGAGCCTGCTGGAAGAGCTGCTGCTGCATCTGGCGCTGCTGCATCTGCATCTGTTGATTCTGGAGACCCGCCTGTTGCATCCACTGGCCGCCCTGCATCATCCCTTGAACACCAGCCTGCCCGGCGTTGGCCGCGTTGCCTTGGGAGACCTGTGCCAGCGCGGCAGCACGGGCAGCCGGGCTCATACCACCCATCCCGGTGGCGGCCTGTCCTAACGATAGCGCCCCGGCACGGTTCGCCATACCCATCGCGCCTAGGCCGTAGCGTTGGGCGCCGCCGATGCTGGGGGCCTGCATCATCGGCATGGCGCCCATGTTGCCTACTGACTGCTGGTAGGTCTGCAGGATCTGGTCCGGGCTGTACTGCATGCCAGGTAGGAACCTCGACAACCCATAGCGTTGCATCTGGAATCGGTCGGTGATGTCCTGCAGACGGTCCTGATAGCCAGGGTTGTAGCCGGACATGTCGCCCCCGTGTGAGAGCGAGTATTCATTGCGAGACCCTGGGTTACTCCAGTAATTGGTGAAGTTGTCGCCGTAGGACGTGGGTTGTGCAGACGATGAAGACTGGTACTGCCCATACATCTGTTCGATCTGGCGACGGACATCATTGAAGTTCGACATGGCAGCCTCCTAGGAACGCAAGACGTACCCAACCGTGAGACGCAAGGCACTGGTGGCCGAACCAGCGGTTGTAGCATAGAACCCAACGCTGGCCACTCCTTGCGGCTGGATCGCAACGAAGTTTTGTACCACCGTACTACCTCCGTGTGGGACCGACTTACGGCACAGCTTAGTCGTGGAACCGTCTGAAGAGAAGTGAAAATACACGTCGGTGTCTTCGGCCGTATCCGGGTTGTTGACTTCCATGTAGCCGATTGTGATCTTCTTGTTCGAGACGGCTGCGATCACGGCCTGGTTGGCCGTGGCGGGATCGAGATCAATGCCCACCCACAGAACGTCCTCAGGGTTGAATGGAAAATTGTCGGCCACAACTACCTCACCTTCCTCCGCCTCACCCGTTTCTGGCAAGACCACCGGGGCTGTCGTGGCTGGATAGACTTGGTAGTAGAGCCCGCCGATGGAGAGGTAGAGTTTTTCATCGTAGAACAACAGCTCGCCGTCCTCGGGATCCTGGGAGGGATCCCGAGACGGCAGGACAACTCCCTGGTCCTGGATCACGTCCAGGATGTGGTTGATGTAGCGTTCGGTCACGCTCGTGCGCAACGAGTCCTGCAGACTAGTCAGGCTGATCCGCGGTAGAGCCATCCGTTGTTTGCGCTTCAGTGTCATAGCCGTTTGATGATCGCCAAGTAATCAACTAAGACCGAGCCGCCTGTAGTTGCGTAGTCATAGGCAGCCACCACGAAGTAGGGTGCAGTAACATCAACCCAATCGATGCGAAAGACATCGTTGCGGGGGGCCGTTGTAGGAGGGCCGTTCACGAAAGCTACGGCGCCGATCAACTCCCAATTCGTGTTGAAAATGCCAGCGTTGGTATCGTAGATGCCGCGCGAACGAAGATCCAACTGACACAACGTATCAGGAGCGGTGGCGGCAAACGGATTGAAGTCAATGAGACGGGTGCCGTACAGGATGTCCGAGGTCGAGTTGTAGGTTACGAACGGAAGGTAGGCCGTGCCGCCTACGAGTGCATACGGATAGGTGCTGAAGATGCGGTCGTGCCAGAGGTCGCCCCAAGCAATACGGCAGTCATTCAGATTGAAGAAGCGTTTGTGCATGCCCGTCGTGCTGAGCACAGCACCTAAGGTGGCAGCCCCACTATGGTCGTGTCCGCTAACCATGAAACGAATCTGGCTCTCACGAATCCTAGCATTGCTGGCTGCCCAGTCAGCGACCACAATGCCGCCCGTGAAGTGGCCCCAAGCCTCGGTCAACAGCTTCCATAGGTTGGCTCGTGTCGGTGGACTAGAGACTGTTAGGGCTCTAATAGCCATCAGTCATACCCCTGAACGCAACAGGATACCGGGGGCGATCCCGATTGCGATGTAAAAGAAGTAGCCCAGTTCAGCACTGGCGCTGTCAATCATCTCAGCGCAGGCGATTTCAAAACCCTCTGAAGTGACTGAGGTCGTAACGAACCGCACTTCGAGATCGCGCACACTGGTGTAGTAGCGCGAAAAGAACACTACCGGAATCGTGCCAGATGGAAAAGCCTGTTTCGTACGGCTGGTTGTAGCAAAGTCTACATAGTAGGTGTCGCCGTGCGCAAGGGATACCCCCAATGTGAACCCGAATAGCACTAGCGTCTTGGGCGAGTGAGTGAACACCACCTGAGTGGTCTTGGCGAGCTGAGACATACCGATGCAATCATCAGCCAGTGTGCCATCCTCATGCTTGTGGCGATCCCAATCGATGTAGTCCTCAGGTATCCCGGCGTCAGGATGGAAGTTGGTGTGGTCAAGACCGGCCGTAGAAAGCGTGCGCAGCGCGTCGTAGATCGCTTGGATCTGTGTAGTAGGGTTCGATGTAGACCCACGACCGAACGGTGTCAAGCTTACCAAAGCCATGGCGTACCTCTATACCAAGGCCAGGATGACCCAAGAGAACTCCCAACCTGTTACCGATGTACTCCCGGTGTGAGTGTATAGGTAAAGGCTGGTGATGTCGTCTCCCGTGGCGTAACGCAGAGAAGCCCCGGCGAATAGTTGCCGTTGCTGATCCGTAGACCAGGAAAGGAAGTCTGAGATAACAGCGTTGCCCACCATGCGGAAGTTGCCATCGGTGGCTTCGTACAAGTAGCCATTACCGGCCGGGTGCCAGTAGTACCAGTCGTAGGGTGGTGGAACCGCGATCCCCATGACGCTGATGTAGTCAACGATCAAGGCGCCGTGCATGAGCAGAGCATACTCAGATGAGGCCGGATGGCGCAAGGCTCCGTAGCCCAAAGAACCCATCAGAGCAGCCGTAATCACATTGGCCGCTAAGAAGGCAGAGTCATAGCCATCATGGCTATGACGCTGATGAGTTGTAGGCCAGTAGTCACCCTGTACTTCTTCATCGAGCACGTAGGTTGTTTCAGAGATAGCTGCCACACCCTCAGCCAAGTCCGAACCGTTCAAGTTGCCGTTGACGTGGTCCAAGATCACGAGCCAGTTGCTGATGAGCAGCCAAGCATCCACGATGTCAGCGGTATCCCAGTCGTCCCAACTAGCGAAGTCAGTGTAGGCTGGATAGTCCCAGTCTGTGCTGGGTAGTTTGCCCTCGGGGCAGACAGGTCGAATGAGGATGACACTCATCGGGCATGCTCCTCGCCATTGGCTGTGAAACCAATGGCCGGACGGTTCTCGAACACCAACCTGTCTTCGTCAAACCACTCCTCATTGGGTTTGCCGTCCTTCAGCTCAGTGGCGCACAAGCAGACATGTGGGCTGCGATGAGCATAGACCGTCTTGGCGATCACGACACCACGAAAGCCGGTGGGTTCGTCAACCATTACCTTACCGAACAGGTTGACAGGATTTTCGCCAAGACTGTACTTCATGTCGTCAACACCCCCGAGCCGCGCCATTCCTGTAGCTGCAGGTTGAACATGAACTGCACCTGCAGCAAACGAACGGGCGCCAGGTCTGAACCCTCACCGGACTTGCCCGACTCGATTGCTACGAAGAGCGTCTTGCCGGCCATGTCCTTGAAGTACCCCTTGGCGCGAAAGATGCGGTAGGTCGCATAGGGTGCTGTACCCCACACGGGCGTTGACGCGGACCAGAAGACGCCCGGCTCTGTGGCGGCCGTGGCCTCGGTATCGAGTGAGACAGATTCCGAAGCGTCTCCGGTCCCTGTCAACGGCTGCTCACGCCAGACCTTCACAGTCCAGGGGATTTCCCTGAGACTCTGGTAGAGCAGTGTCACCGATTCCAACACCTTGACCCGGTCCGGGTGGCCGAAGTCGAGCGATCCCAGCGGCAGGCGCATCCGGTCGTCGTAGCCGCCGGATGCGCCTGTATCGCCGGAAGGGTAATCCGACAACAGGAAGAGCAGAGGATTGACCGTCTTGTCTCCCATCACTCCTCCTAAGGCGCCGCCAACGGGTTGTGCCCCAGGACGATACTGGAGACACCATCATAGACGGTGGAGAGACTGAAAGCCCAGTCATCGATCACACCGATGCGACCGTTGTCCATGTTGACGACCAGCGTGCGGTTCGGCTGAGTACCGGCCGCATTGCTCGACCGCTCGGTGTCGTCCCGGTAGGACAGGTAGTAATACTGGTGGGCGATTGCGCCTGCGGCGCTCTTCCAACCCGTGGCGCCCAAGGCTTGAGAGTCCAACAGGGACGCTACCTTACCCGAAACCTTGTTCAGAGCCGACCCGTTGAAGAAGTAGAGGCCGTCGCGTGATAGGAAAACAACCCCATCCCTCCATGGGAACAATGTGCGCGGAGCGATGCAGCCTACGAAGTCACTCACCATGCGCAAAGTGTAGTTCTCAGGACTGTTGCCCACCAAGGCCAGGATGCCATGGTCGAGGAAGTAGTACAGGTTGCCGTTGACCACAGCCGTGCGAACGATGCGGCGAGACCCCAGGTTGCCGAAGATTGACAGCTCGAAAGTGGCGGGCCACTGATCTGGGTAGCCTGCCACAGAGCAGGCTACCCTGTTCCCGTTACTGAAGCCGCCCACGGCAAACATGCGGTCTTCGTAGGAGGTCAACAGGCGGAACCGGCTGGGAAGCCCTACGTCATAAGGAATGCCAGCGCCCAATTCGGAGTCGGGTACGTCATCCAAGAAGTCGCTGTTGCCATTGGTGAGTGTAGTCACCAACTGAGGAACCATTCCCCCGGCCGGCATGCGATAGATGTGTACCGCGTCGGCGTTGGCGGTATCGATGTTGGCCCAATCAATGTGCAACAAACGGTAGCGGCCAACACCACCCGTAGTCGGCAAGCTCAAGATCGACGCCGGGCTCTCACCATAGCGGGAGAGCAGAGTAGCGTAGTAGATCGAGCCGGGTGTGATATTCGCACCGTCTACTTGGCGATAACCGCTGTAGTAGGTCGTACGAATCGTGATCCTGCTGTTCAAGTCCTGGTCAGCGACCCCCATAGCGGCATAACGACGGGTGACCTGCTTCTCGAACAAATGACTGGCGCTGTTCAGACGCACTGGCCAATCAACGCCGTTGCAGTAGTACAGACGCTCCTTGAACTCAGCGAAACAACCATAGAGGTTGCCTGGACCTTCGTTAGTGCCGGGATCTGCCGTGGGCTGTGCAGTCCAGTCGTTGGGTGCAACAGGGCCTAGGATCGTGTGCAAGCGCATCTGATATGGCGTGGCAGTCGGCTGATAAGTAGAAGCCAGGCCAAACGTGCCAGCCAATATGAGCGTCGAACCGGCGCCTCCGGCGGACCAGTGGTGCAAGCCATGAACCTGGGACAGATCCGTGTGGTCGAACAGTTGAGTGACGACCGAGTAGCCATGAGCCTTGACGACCTTGCCCTCGGAGTCGATCTGAAACCCGCGGGCTCGCATGGGCGTATGCCACTCACCGAGGTCCACGATGGAACCCGGAGGAGCCCAGGACTCATCGGTGAACCCGAGGAAGTCTTCGATGATGAAGACGTCGTGTGTTTGACCAAAGTCAGTCATGGCTACGACCCTACGGGTTCAAGAGACTCCACATAGACGGCTGTCACCAGCACATCCCCACCGGCTGAAAGGTTCACGTTGAAGTCGGTGGCTACCGGACCCTCTAGTTCAGCGCCGACCAAGTTCAAGGCCACAACCTGGCCGGCGATCATAATCGTGTCGAAGAAGTTCGTACCCCCACCCCAGTTGAATGCAACCGTGACGGCCGAAGCGTCACGGTTGCTGAACAGCAGGTGCGTAATGATCGTGTGGCGACCGGCTGCGCCAGCCACGATCGGAGTGTCGCCGCTGCTGGACGCATTGACAGACTTCGGCGTGCCGATCCGCGGCCTGGGGATTGCGCCTGTCCGTGCAAGGGAGATGTCCATGACCGTCAACCCCCGAAGTTGTAAGCGATCTTGGGTGTGCCTGTGACCACCGGCCAGGCAGCGAACAACGCATGGACCTGACCGTTGTGCCAACGCGATCCGTTGCCGGTCGTACCTGTGATGTGCTCGAATCCGATCTCCAAAGCGTTCAGCCCCGTGAGCGACCAAGCAGCGGCAGTACCAGGGTCTGACGTGTACACCTGGGCGTAGATAGTAATAGCGGCCGTGAGTGTGACCGTGGAGCAGTCGTAGTCAGTGGAGTTGGAACGGGCGCTGAGCTGCACCTGGTTGCCGGCATAGCTACGAATAGCGGAGCAGTTGGCCTTGGCCGCCACGATGCGATCCGTGGAAGAGAACCCGCCACAGACCACGGTCTCACGATAGCCGGCGACATTGGCGTAGCAGTAGTCCGCACCCCAAGGCACCTCATCGACATAGGTGTAGTCATTGGTCCAGGCCGTGTGGTAGCCGTTGGCCGAGGGGAGCTTGCACTGGACCTCGAAAGGGTTGTTCACATAGTCATCGATGGCAACCACCACGTCATCGAAGTAGATGACGTAACTCTCGCCGTTCTTGTTGACCGTCTTGCCCAACGTGACCAGAGCCGTGCTGGTGGCCTGTAACGTGGCAGTGCCGCTCACTTCTGAGACCCCATTGATCCGCAGCTCGTAAGCCCAAGTCGTTGGAAGGGTCGCCTTCTTGATCTCAATCAAGTGCCAAGTGTCGAGTGTCAAGGCTGTGGTCGAAACCCCCAAGGACGAGTCGGCGTGGTCGAACAGCTCCAGCTTGCGATCCGAACGGATACGGCAGCTCATGCGAACGATGCTGCTCTCCTCGAAGGTAGCAATCGGTTCGTTGTCAGCATCCGGGGCATCGTTGACGTACATATAGAACTGCAGGCGGGTGTCGGCGCCGTAACCACCGGTCAGAGCACCGGTGGCATCCGGGGAACGGATAGCCATGCCACCCAGGCCCGTGGTGGTTGGGTTGCACTTCAGCGCGTAGGAGCCGGTGCGCTTGATGGTGGTCTGAATCGAGTAGTCAGTACCCACCGTACCGGAGAAGATGTTGCCCTGCTCCTCCTTGCTGCCCGACTCGAAGCCGGTGAACATCATCACCGTTGCGCCCATTAGCTGATGGTCTCCGGCATATTCTGCATCCCGATGCGTGTCATCTTGGGCGTGCCAGTGTAGGGGCCGGTCACCGAGCGCAGGATCGGCACCGAGTCGGGATGGTAGCCAAGCGTCTGCTGGATGTCCTGCAGAGCTTCCTCGTACTCGCCTCGGAAGGCTTGAGCCAACGGAGGCCGCACGAGCAGGGCGCCCAACTCGGCCGTGCCCCAGATCAACGCGTGCTCGTGGTGATAGGGCAGCTCCAGGATCGTGGCCCCGGTGATCGCCGTCTCGTAGTCACCGCTGTAGAGTAGTGTCACCGTGGTGTCACCCGCCGCGGCCGGATGGATGAAGAGCTTGAAGGTGCCATTGGTGTCGTTGCCGATGGCCCAGATGAGCGGGCAATCGGAGGTGGACCAGGCGGCACCCACGCGAGTGATTCGGTCGAAGTCGGTGAGCGGCACCTGGCGGGCGAGGTAGAGTTTGCCACCGTTGACGAAGATAGCGGCCACCATTGTGCCTACCATGGCCGTGATAGCGATGCTGCTCGTGCCATCCAGCACCGTCACTTGTTCGTGGCGGTAGAACAACTCGAACGGCACCCGCTGGGCCATGTCGGCATAGGTCATGCCCAACCAGGTGTAGATTTGGTTGTTGATGTTGTCCTGCCTGAGCAGACCGGCAACCTGGGTTGCCAGATCAGAACAGGTGCTCATTGCGTTGGACATCAGACACCCCCTCGCATGATCTGCTCAGGATACTGACCTCGCAGAGCAGGCGTGGACGCCAGACTGGCCGTCTCGTTACGGACCATGTCAGCGATGCCGTTGATGTACTTCCCCTTGAAGATCGAGTAGCGGTTGCCGTCTCCGATGAACAGGAAGGCGTAACGCAAGACACCCGCCAACACGACCTGAGGGTACTTGGTCAGGATCCAGTTGTAGTCCGTCGCCAGCGTAAACTTGGCCGGCGCCTGAAGGTAGTTCACCTGGATCGAGTTGGTGGACGTGTTGTAGATCGGGTGAACGGCGATCAGGGGCCACATGTAGTAGTTGCTGGTCTGGCTGCCGCTGGTCCACTTCGGCACGCAGTACCGCTCGAAGGCGCCCGTGATGTAGTTGGCATCGGCCCCATGGAAGAAGCCGTAGAAGTCCTGGACAGCATGACGGGTCAGGACTCCGTTGGTGCCGTAGTTCACCCGGTGAATGCCCATAATGTCGAGCGACCAAAAGGCCGTGTTGTTGATCCACTGGGACGCCACTGTGGCCGACTGCACCGGCGATCCCAGATCGACGTTCTTGAGCTGGCGGGGCCAGTAGGCTTTGTGAGCCAGCTCCATCATCACCCGGTTGGCCCAGGTCATCACCTCGGATGCCAGCCCATCGTGGCCGGTCAGAAGTTGGACCTGGTCTTGCAGGGTCTGAACCGTCCAGCTCATTACCTGCTCTCCTTCTCATGGTTACGGGTGCCCGGGCGATCGCCGTACTTGCGGCGCATCTTGCGCTTGCCCTTGTACAGCCGCTCGTAGTTGAACTTCTGCGGCGGCTCGGTTCTGACCGGCTCCGTCTGCCTTGGATCCGTGCCGGTTCCAGATTTGAGAGATGGCTGGCCGCCACCAGCTACGTGTGTCAGGTGCGTATCCTGAGTCCACTTGCCGCCCGGCGACGTCGGGGACCAGTTCGGATGCTTCCACCTGTCCCCCGGATTCAAGCACTCGTTGGTGGGCTGTGAGGACATTGGCCTTCACCTCCAAGTATTCGCGTTCCCCGACCACTTGGGGTACGCCGATGATGTGTCCGATCTTGACGCCGGTATCGACCTTGATCCCGAATCCGGCTTGGGTAAGACGTGTGCAGAAGGCAGCGTCCTCGCCGAAGCCGATCCCAAGATTGAACCAGGGGCCATTCAGTTTGCGGAAGAGTTCCATGTTGAATAGAACCATGCCGAAGCCGACCACCGGCACATCGATGAGTTGGTTGTCCTCATAGAAGAAGATCGGAGCCGTACCGCGGTTGGTCAACTTGAACATGCACGGCACGGTGTTGACCTGGCGCGTGTAGTAGAGCGCCGAAAGCATGTGGACTTCAGAGCTGTGTGTAATGATCATCTTCCACAGGCGAGTGAAATCCTCGCCGTTAAAGACCATGTCGTCATCAAGCATCAGCGCGTGGGTCGCGCCTACTGTAAGCGCGCCCTGAATGATCTGGTTGCGGGCCTCCTGACGGTAGGTCCGCAGGTCACGATCGACCCACACGGAACCGATCTCGGGATGCTTGCGACCGATCGTGTACATCAGGTCCCAACCCGAGTCGATGGCAAAGCGGTCGTCCGATTTGCCGTAAGTCGGTATGCCGATGAACAAGCTGTAGCTACCCATGGTCCCCCCAGCCACGACCGAACGTAGGACCGAACACTCTCCAACTGTTGACCAGTTGGAGGACGAAGAGACGGATGTAGGTCCATGGAGGAACCTTATCCACACCACGGAAGAAACGGTTGCCGCAGTGAGGACAATGGTGTGCCCGCCGGATCTCCCAGGTTGTCCAGATCCGCCCGCAACCGTGGCCACGAGCAGTAGTCGCGCAGCGGCGCAGTTTGACCTCGATCACCCGGTAGTTGATCCCGAACCGTCGCTTGCTCTGAATCGGCTTGCTCGGGGCCTCGACCGGAGAACCCAAGCGATGGCGCGGATCGAAGTCCTGGTTCGTCATGTGGTACGGGTCGAGCGGCATGACCTACCTCGGTTGGCCAGGGCCGCGGACCCTCTAAGTGATCCGCGGCCCTTGGCCGGTTACAGAGCCTTGATGAAGACCAGAGCCGAGCCGGTGGATCCGGCCGCCAACGTGGCAGAGCGGTTCGCCAACGGGATGGCGTAGCCGCCCAACCAAGTGGGCCGGACATCGAGCGCGGCTTCGGTCGTGATCGTGCTCGCCTGAACCATCGGGGCCAGGTAACCAGCGTTGGTCACACCAGCCACGGCACCGAAGGCATTCAACGGACGCAGCACAACGGGCTGCCAGTCCGCATACGTCCCGGTCGTGACGATGTAGTTCGCGCTGGAGAAGGGGGCCGTGTTGCAGTTGCTGATCTTCGCCGCCGAGTGCGGACCCCAGCACTGTACTTCGCCCCAACCGCCCGATGGAATAGGCTCATCGCAGATGCACCCCGCCCACAAGCCGGGCGAGGGCTGCTGCGTGGTTGCGGTCTCACCGAAAGTGACCGAATAACCGTTGCCGGCACCGGCCGCCCCATCCGTGAAGTTGTAGTACCAGTGGACGGAATCACCCACCGCCATCTGGTAAGCAGCCGCATTGTAGATGGAGCTGGTCACCTTCTCGGGATCATCCCGGCGGATCGACATGAAGTTCATCTTCAGTTCCTCCTACCGGATTACGGCGTGTAGTCGGCCGCCAAGCAGAGACTGATGACACCGTGGCGACTCCGGTTGGAGGTCGTCAACTGGGCCGTCAGGAAAATCTGCGAGGTACGGGCCGCCTGGTTGTGCGGACGATAGAACGGCGAGGGCTCGAAGTCGCTCTCCGAGTCCACGACCCACTCCAGATACTCGGAGTCGAGCATATAGAGCGGGACAGCCGGAGCCGCCGAGGTCGGATTCGTAGCCGGGAACGAAGTCGCCAGACCGTGATCGAAGATCAACGTCATGCCCTTGAACTTGAGGTTCTGGAATCCGGCATCTCCGACCCGCATGTCCGTGAAACGCTCCAGGGGCGTCAGAGCCGCCTCGTAGACTTCATACGGACGCTGGCCGGTCAGCCCGAGGTCCGGGCGGTTGTCACCATCAGTCAGGCGGTTGTACATCGAACGCATGGCCGTGATGATGTTCTGGTTGGTGTTGCCGTCACAGTCGGCGGCAGCATCCATCTCGGAGTGGTCCAAGATGGCCCCCATCGTCCCACCATCCGGCCCGCGCTGCAGACGCTGGAAGCCGGGGTTGGAGTAGTTCATCCACCACGCGTTGGTGTAGGCCGTAACGGCCAGTGAGCCGCCCCAGTCCTGATAGACCGTGGCATCACCATTGGTCGTGACCGACACCGGGATGTTGCCGACACGATGGTTCCAAGCAGCGGTGAGGATCGGATCGGCCATACCCCAACCCGAGCGGACCAGGTGGTCGAGGGAGTTGAAGCCCTTGCCACTACCATCTACCGAGTCGATGTAGGTGCCAGTCGTGTCACCGACGCTGTTGATCGTGTTGGAATCGGAGCCGCAGAAGGTCTTGGCGTGGGACCCATAGACCCCGTGGAAGAGGTCGTTCAGATACCAACGCATGGCCTTCTCAGCCTGAGTAGTTTTGGTCTCCAGAAGATCGATCAGCTCGTACTGACCGGAGTTCTTGCGCTCCTCGACGCGGCTGATCGAGATCGACGCGCTGATGTGCTTCCAGTAGTACACAGCGGCCGTGATACCGTCCTGGGGAGTCACATCGAGCGTATCGTAGTCATCGAACGGCTTGACCGTCGAGTTGGTGCCGTACATGAGCGGCACAATGATCGAGTGACCCCCGTTCTGCGTACGCTTACGACCCTTGTCTGTGAGCCACCAAAGAAGCGGCAGACCACGGGTGATGTTGTCCACCAGCTTCGGCCGATAGGCTCGCAGAGTGGTCGTGAGCAACGCATTGTAGGTGTCACTCAGAGCCATCTGTTGGATAGCCACGGTTTACATCCTCCGGCGCATTACTGCGTCGAGAGCCTGCTGGATCTCAACGAAGAAAGCGCCTTGCGGTCGATGCCATGCTGGGCCAGCGCCCAATCCACCGCGTTGCGGTAAGCCGTGCGGCGGTCGCCCTTCAGGTCCGGCGCGGACGGGGTCACGGGCTTCCCGACGCCACCGGACTCGACGGCCTTGCGCGGCTGCGGCTTGCGGGGAGCTGGAGCAGGTTGCCCAGCCCTTGCCTGATTCACATAGGCCCAGTTGTAGGCATCCTCAAACGACCGCTGCGGTCGCCCAGCCAGGCGATCCTGCTCCCACGCCTCTTGCATGGCACCCGCATGCTGTTCCCAGTCCGGGTGACTCCTCTGAAATCCAGCGAAAACGGTCTGCTGGTTCAGTTGCCCTTGCAAATGCTCGACGCGTTGTGCCAAAGGAGCAGTGGCACGCTCAATGGCCTGCGACATCACCGGATCAACGTCTGACAGATCCTCGGAGTCCGTTGCGGAAGCCTGATCCAATTGGGTCAGGAACGAACGCACACGCGGATCAGCCATGATCTGGTCGAACACGACGGCCTTCTGCACATGCAGCGCAGCCTGCCGCCGAAGATCGGCCACACCCTGAGTCTTCTGCGTGTACGCCTTCTGCATCTCCCGAAACGTGGGCTGCAACTCCGGCGGCACCTTGGATGCGTCATAGAAAGCCTGCGCACCCTGGGCGGAAGCGACGTCTTCCCCGCCCGTGGCACCCACATCTTCCGCACCAGTATCGGTATCCTGGCCCTCTGACCCATCGATCGTAGTGACTTCCGGGTCGAGCCCGATTTCACCGAGATCCTGGCCTTCCATCGAATCCTCCCTAACCCACGGACGGCTGGATCAATGGTTCCAAATACTTGGTCTTGGCTCGCTTGGCAGCTTCCTTGAAGTTCCCCACGGGCCTGACCTCGATATCGTGGACATCGATCACCACCGAACCGTGCTCATTGCGCCTTGAAACTCGTCCCACCACCTCGAATGCCACCTCTTCCCCATTCGCAATACCAAAAAACTGCTCCAGGGCCTTCGGCGGCAATGCGATGCTCCAAGCGGCCATCACTTGTCTCCTGCGGATTCGCGGATCCCAGCGGCACGCATGAGATCACGCTTGTGCCGCCGGCTCTTCACGAATACCGGTTTGTGCCCCAAGTGCTCACTGAGGTAGCCAGTGGTGGGGCAGGTCGCGTCATCGAAGCTGACGTGAGGAATGAACCCCGGCCTGGTAGAAACGCGTTCCACCTTGTCCGTCTCGGGGTTGTAGCGGTAGACGCCAGTCTTCGTTTCGACGTTGGCCATCAGCTTTTCCCCCAACCAGCGTTCGTCGGATTGGGCGGCGTCCGGCGAACACCCAGGTTCTGCACACCCGAGAGCATGTTGCCAAGGTTAGGCGCCCCTGTGCGCAGGTTCGGTTGCTGCTGTCCACCTGCGTTCGGGGGCATGCCCATGCCCATCATCCCCATACCCGGCATGGGCGGATTGATGAGCGCCCGGTAGTCGTCCACGTCCATCTGCTCGGCAATGCGTTCAATGAACGCACGCACGTTCAAGACCCGCTGGCCGGTATCGTCCACGGAATCCTTGCCGACGTTGAGCAAATCAATGAGTTGCTTGGTACGGACCTCGCGGGACATGAAGCCCGAGGAGCCCACCCGCACGCGAACATCCACTTCGGACTTCAATACGTCGTCAGCTACCTTAGTCCAGAGGCGGCTCAACTCAGGACCAACCACGAAATCGACTTTGTTGATGTCCAGGAACTGGCGGTCGAGGATGAGGATCTTGCTGGCAACGCGCTGAACCAGATCAGCGACTTCGTACAGCCGGTCACTGTCACGCAAGCGGGCCTGCTGATCGATGAGCGAAGCTTCGGTAGCGGTGTGAGCCTTCTCGCCGCCGCCCTTGCGCTGCTCGGTCACGCCCGAGGCTGCTGTCAACTCGTTGCGCAGCACATCGCGCAGACCATAGAGGTCAGGAGTCACCGAAGCGTCTTGGACCGCTTCGTAACGACCGGCCATGGGGCCATTCGTGCGCACAACCGCGCCATCGTAGGGGCTCTCGAACTTGGCCATCTCGTCATCGTCCAAGAGGCCCTTGTCCACGAAGTATTTCCGGTTGAATCGCTTGACGTGGTTGTACTGCATCGAGTTCAAGAGGTTCGTGGCCATCATGGGGTTGTACCAAGTGGCCGCGTCACTCACGCCGTAAGGACTCTCGGTATCCTGGTTGAAGACCAACACCTCGAATGGGAAGCCCTCAATGTCGTAAGGCGCGTTCTCCTCGCGCAAGAAGCGACGGTTGCCGTGGGCCATGTTGTAGCTGTCGAGCACCATGAGCTTGTCGCGCTCGCGGTCCCAGATTTCGTGCAGGATCACCAACTCACCAGGCTCAGAACTGCGCAGGCGGTCACCACCGCCGTAACGATGGCCGTGCTGGCCGCCGCTGACTTCGTTGAGCGCAGCCTGCCCCAGCGGGTTCATATGGCCTTCGATGCCACGAGTGAGGCCCTTGGGATAGAGCTTCGAGTTCTTGACCTGGTCAACGGTCTTGATGACCAGATGGTCAACCCAACGAGCGTCATCGAGCGAAGTCGCCAGCTTGTCGATGAGGAAAAGCTTGGGCGAGATGCGAACGGCGAACGGATTCCAGCCGGTCAAGCGTTCGTCCGGTTCCCAACCCATGGGTTTCTCTTCTGAGGCTTCTTCCAACTCGTCAGCGAACGCGGAAGCTTCCTCGAAGAACTCTTCCTGGTCCATGCGGCTACGGGCCTGTCCCTGGAGGGCAGGCCCGTAGCCGAGCTTCACGACACCCAGGTCGCAGAACAACGCATCGAAGCAAACCTTGCGACCCTCGCGCTCGAAACGCATCTTGCGAAACTGCCAGTTGAGCAGCTTTTCCAGCAAGGTAGCGTAAGTCAAAGGCGTGTCGCGCAGAGGTGAGACGATGATGTCGGGGTTCCTGTAGTAGATGCTAGGCAGGATGATGCGTGAGAAGGTGAAGAAGAGGTTCAGCCAGACCGAGTCATCGGGTGGAACCTCCTCGGGCGTCAGGTCCATGCGGTAGTGGCGCAGGTAGCGGTCCCAGTCAACGATCCTGGATCTCAGCGCGACCTCACGCTCGTGGATCAGTGAGGACCATTCCTCGTACCGCGACTCTTCAGACCTGCGAGCCATCCGTGGCTTTCCTTACCTGACCGTGAGCAGACCCCCGCGCTTCCTACGCCGCTGAGAGACCATCGCCTGGAACTCGGCGAAGGTGCCTTCCTGCGTCTCGGGTCCAGGAGGTGGAGCATCCGGGCTGGCAGGAAAGATCAACTGCGGCATGTACGCCTGGGCGTCCAGGCAGTCATCGGTCCCTCCGATCGGGAAGCTTATCATCTCGTACGCCAACACGTCTGACCCCGGTACAAGAGCGTAATATAGCTCCTCGGGCGGTAGGGTCAAGTCAGTATTTTCGTGAACCCGCAAAAAGAACTGCCCACTGGCGACAAAAGACTGGAACCCACGCAAACGCATGGTCTTGCGAACTTTGTTGTCGGTTTCGAGGTCATCGATGTGGAACCACTGGCCAGAGGCACGGCAAGCCCGTACAAAGCCGTGGTAGAGTGCCTTTTGGAAGACAACGGTCTCGATGCCCATCTTGACCGGCTGGTAGCGTTCACGAATCTCGAATAAACGCTGGATGATGGGCTCGTTGCCCACCAGGTGCTCGCGCAGGACCTCCCAGGCATACATATTGTACCCCGAATCCACACCATCCGTGACGCAGGATGTGAAGTCAGCGCCCTCGGTTTCACCCATCGAGGGATCGACGGTCGTGAAGAAGTTCAGCATCTTGGGCATGGGTGAGATCACGCCATGCCAGACGCGGTGGGTCGAGTGGAAGAAGCCAAAGTCCTTCAGACGGAAGACCTGGTCCTCATCGGGCTGAGGGTCATTTAGGTACTGGCACGAGAAGAGGTAGCGAGTCATGCCAGATTCGTCCCGCAGGGACTTCAGGTACGAGGCTGAGAAACGGGTGGGGAAGTAGACCGTGCCTTTGCGAGTCACAGCCTTGCGAATCAGCATCCGCCAGGCGGGCTTCTTGCCGGCCCGGCGACGGGCTTTCTCAGAGGCGATAATGCGACCGTAGACATCGTCGTAGTGCCAACGAGTACCGGTCAGAATCCGTGGTCCGCGACCGATCGGAGACCCTGGTAAGGGGTCGAGGATCGGGAGCATGCGTTCGATGTAGGACATGACTTCATCGATCATTTCACGACTGCTCACATTCTTGTCGTTCTGCAAGTCGTCGCCGATGAAGAGGTCGTAGTGCTGAGAAACCTTGGAGACTCGCACTGAAGCCCCAGTCATTGACTGCTCAGCTCGGAAGCGAGTACGCCCAGCAAATTGCAGAGCCGTCTTGTGCCAAACACCTGTGTGATCTTGCAAGTCGCCGTGGAGGTCTCTGAAGACACGGTTGTTCTCGACAATACCACGGATGAGACCCAGAAAATTCTTGATGTTCTCTAGCTCCTCAGAAGATTCCAAAATCCGCAGATCACGACCATTGATGATCTGGCCTCCAAGGCGCAGCGTATGAGTGAAGAGCCAGGTGGGGAAGCCAACTGAGATAACTGAGGACTTGAAAGTTCCACGAGGGAGGAGGATCAGTTGGTCATAGCCGAAGTTGCGAATGAGGAAGTTGCAAAGCTCCCAGTGAGGCTGAAGCTCCATGTCCTTGAAGCCGATGACGTACTTGCAGTGATGAAACAGGCTCCTAGCCGATAGTCTCCTGATCCTCTCCATCAGCAGTGAGTGGTGATACTCGTTCTGCTGACGGTTGGTCATCAGATCGGCTGCCGGGTTGATCTGGGCCAACGTCCTCGTACTCAACGTCAATGACCTCCCTGCCTGGTAGAACCTGTCCATCCTTGAGAAGCAGATCGCTGGGATAGGCTAGCGTTGCCATGCGTTCCAGTTCAGCTTCCAAGTCCTCATCAGTCATATCACGTAGGCGAGCGTTACCGCCATCGGTATGACTACCCATCATGGCAAAGAGATTCACGTCTCCTTTGCCCTTCACCAGACCAACGATCTCAGCCAGGGTCCTCATACCCCTGGAAGACTTGCTGTCCAAAGCCTGCTGGGAAAGCTTGCGAATCACTTGGGCTCTCAAGACAGGTAGATTCCGCTGGAAGAGTTCACTCGCAGGCACGTAGAACGTGGGATCGAACTGCCAAGCAGCGAGCTGAGAAGAGTCCACTCCCAATGCTTTCGCTATCGCTTCATCGGATCTGATCTCAGTGGGATCAGCCCACATGAGCATGTACTTACGCTTGACGGCATCGAGATCCAAGACCTCTTTGGGAGCCTTGTTCTTCAAGCCCAACTGCCTAGTCTTACCAGCAGGCTTGGTCTTGAAACCTCGCTTACCTGCTTTCTTCTTAGCTATCATCAGTACCTCTATTGTTCTCGTCCTTCCGGCCCAGCTACGACCTTAGGGGTCTTCGCTGGGCCTACAGGACGACGAAACAGTTAACAGTTATCTGTTAACGGCCAACAGAGGGGTACTAGGGGGGATTGGGGGTAGGTCTGTCAATACCAAAACGTAAGTTGCTGCAGAGCCTGAGGATGGGGTGGGTGCCGGTACACGGTGTAGTAATATACATATATCGATTTGTAGCCCGCGCCATGGGTAGAGAAAGTCATGTAGAGAAATCCATAATGAAAATTCCAGGAGTGATGTGTGTCGACAAAGAGGGTGATGGTAGTGGTACGACGCGAGGCGCAGCGCGGGGGTGTACGTCGGTCTGGCGACCTGTTCTCTTGTCGCCTGTCGCCTGTCGCTGTTTCCCCCGCTGCCGCTCTTGTTGCGTGCCCTGCTCACTGCCGATGCTGCTGTGGTGCCCCGCTGCTGTGTCAATGCGGCTTTACCGCTGCTAGCGCGGCTTTGAGGTTGTTGCTGTTATGCTGCAAGGTGTGTCTAATGCTAGTTGCAATACAGAAAGTGCTTGTACTTGTAATTTGCATGTGGTAAGCTCTTACCGGTCTACAGGGATACGTTGTCTATCTCCTTATGGTGCACTTGCTTATTTCATGGTGCCACAGCATGGTACACCCCTTGCTCTACACTCCCCTGCAAGCTCACACCCCCGCTTGACTGCGGGCACCGAAGGTTGCCAACCCTTGGAGGCCTTATGTCTACCGAAACCCGCGTTGAAGTGTGCATGGCCATGTCAGGCTCGCATGGGTGCATCCCAGATAACTGCACATGGCACAAGGGACAAGACGCCTACGCTGAAGCGTGCGAGTCGCTGATCTCGCTGTTCAGCCTTGGACGCGAACGGGCCACAGTCTTGAGGCACGATGGCTACCTTGAGCTGCACAAGCGCGATGGGGCAAAGTATTGCTCAGTGACCCGCGACAAGGTCACAGCAGCCGAATGGGCGGACTATTGCCGGATGGAAGGCATGCCAGTTGAGGAGGGTTAGCACCATGGATCGATTCGACGTCTGCCGCGCCTACTACTGGGCGCTGTCAGTGTGCCATGAGGGGCACGGTTCGGCGAAGTATGCTCGGTTGTCCAAACTGGGTGGCATCTACCGCCCTAGCCCGCTGGACAGTGAGAGCAGGATCGAGGCCGAGGATTCGGACGCCGGGCAGCTCTACCGCGATCTAGTGGCCCGCTGGACCGCCAAGGCCCAGTAAACCGTGGAGGCATCCTATGCGCGTCAACGTCTTGTGTCAGTGTGGCTGGGGATTGTTGGCCATTCCCGAGGAGGACGTGCCGGAGTTCTGCCCCGTCTGTGGCTTCCGGTTGTGGGACTTGATGGAGGATCAACCTGCTAATGTCGTCAACTTCGGATATGACCAAGAAAATCTAGAAGACCGCGACCACTAGACTATTGCAACCGGTGCGCGCCCCATGGTAGAATCTTTCTACCGGAGCCCAACGGTCGGGAGCAGCGAGACACTGACGACCCCTCGCTTGCTCCTGACCACTTGGGCGCCGACCAACCCCAAGAGGATACCACCCATGAAGTGCATTCAAGACCGCGAGGGTCCCAAGCGCACAAGTGTCTGGATCATCCAGAACAGCGCGGGCAAGCTGATCGGCAAGATCATCGCAGCCTATCCACGCGACGGCATGGGGAGACTGTACCTCAGTCTGTGGGACTGGACGGATCCCAACCACTTTGAGGTTCAAGAAGATTTTGCAGGCGGGTGTGGCTATCACAAAGTGGCTGCTTGTCTGAGCGGTATGACCTTCGGCGGTTATACACTGCTGGAAGACACACCCGAGCGCAATTTTGCACGGCTGGAGTTGCGTTGCACACAAGTACTCTAGGTTTCCTTCCGGGGCAGCGCCCGCCTTTCCAGGTCGGGCGCTGCCCCGCGCCCTTGGAGGTGTAGACATGGATAGCAAACGTGGTTTCACGCTGGAAGACTGTGTGCACATTGCACGCAGCGAGGGGTTTATCAACGACAAGGTAGAGCGGCTGCGCTTGCGGCAACTCGCCAAGCTGAGGCGTTGCCAAACTACACTGGAACGCCAGCGGAAGGAGGCGCAGAGATGATCGCCCCCAATGAAACCCGCGTCTTGACCCCAACCGAAGCTGCTAGGCAACGCCTGCTCGACTACATTGCTCAAGGACGTGGCACGCACGAGCGCCGCTACAAATCGAACACCTGTATTGTAGAGCACACCAACGGCGCTGTCGAGGTGATCCTCTACGAGACACCCGTCCTGATCTTTGACTTCGACAACGTAGTGGCACTCGACTCCGGCGGCTGGCGTACGCCCACAACCAAGGCTCGCATGAATGAGTTCCTACCTTCAGGCTTCTCCATCTACCAGGACCGAAACGAGTGGTACTTGCAGGGCGAAAAGGACGTCTACAACTTTGCGGATGGTATGATCATCGACGCCGAAGGAGTGGTGCGGGGATACGCGCTACCAGACCAAGCCCGCGAGCGCGCTCGGTTGCGCAAGCGTATCCTGAAGTTCTGCCGCGCGGCCAAGGATGCCCTGGCCGCTGGAGAAGTGGCCGACCCAAGCGGTGGCGATTGCTGGTTCTGCTACATGCGGGAAGCGAGCACTGGCAAACCCATGGGTGAGAGAAGCGGCAACACAGAGCACCTCGAATCGCACATGTCGCAAGAGGAGCACTACATCGTGCCGTCCCTACTGTGGAGAGCGGTTGAAACCAGCGCCGACCCCAATCCGTCCATGATGTGGGCGAGACGCCAGAACTACGCCGACACAGTCTCGCGTGACCTGCGCTACTACCTATACGAGCAGTTCGGACTCCAGAAGCGCACGGCCGGCCGACGGTTCACAGGGTAGGAGGACCCATGAAAGACCACAACCCCACCGCGGAAGTCATGGTCTACCTGTGCGCCCTGCTGATCCTAGCTGTCCTGCTGTGGCTGGACTGGGAACCATGGCTGCCTTGGATGCACTGGGGAAACTAGCAACCCGAAGGAGGATTCGATGGACCTGCCCGAACACATCATTTGCTTGCATACCCGACCCGATGCTGATGGCCACTCGGCCGAGCTGTTCGTCAACAAGTACAGCCTGCGGGCGTACGGACGCTACCACGCTCCTGCGGAGCCGCCGGAAACCCCCGGCTGGACCTGGCTCGCGTGGAGCGGCCATCCAGGAGAACACGGTTGGGATGCTCTCGTCGTGACCGAGTCGGTTGAGGAGGTGACGCGGCTGCTGAAGTAGTCGCGTCGTTCGAGGAAACTGCAACTGCTAAAGGAGGACCATGAGATGAGTTCTGCTATTCCGGGGAGACCCCAGGTGGCGTTCCCTGCAACCTTCAAGTTGCGGGACAGCCGTACCGCTACCCGATGCACTGTGCGCTACCAAGCCCTACCCACCGGCGCGGTGCTTGAGATGTGGGACGGGATCGCCTGGCGCCTGCTCACCAGCCGGGGGTTGGTGAGCCGCTGGACCCACCGGCGGCTGCGCCTCAAAGGGCGCGCCGCCCTGGAGGCTCAAGCCACCGGCGCCCGACCACTGCCCACCCAGCGCCCCGCCATGCACTACCAGACCCAGGGCAAGAAGGCCGAGCTGCAGGAGAACCCCGCGCTCGGTTCCTAGGGTGCGGGGGTCCAGGCGGGCTCTGATCGGCCCGCCTGGACCACTCTTTTGGTCCACAGAGGCCGTTTCCAGGAGGTTCCGATGGCTGGAGAACTTGATACTGCAACTAGGTTGCTTTGGGCAATCGGAGGGGTGAGCGCGGGGCTCCTGATCGGTGACCTCTTGAGCGAAGCCCTAGGACGGCTGGGAAGGAGTGCTGCGGATGGTTTGGGACGTATTGTGTCTGCTGCTGCTCACAGCCGCAGCTTGGGCCTGGCGCGCCGGGATGCTGGCACTGCTCAAGTGGGTGGCTGGAAAAGACCTTGCTCGGCCCCCGCCGGAGTAGTAGCATTTTGCCAAAGAGAACAGTTCGAGGGAGCGGGACCTGCATGGCAAGGACGCTTCAACCTTCTACCCAAGGAGGACCCCATGTGCTTCTCGATGTTTGACCTGTGGTGGTGGATCAGACGCTAACCAACAGGTCGAACGGCTCGCAACCAGACCCCTCGTGAAGAAGTCCACTCAGGCTCGGCTCTTCACGGGGGGTCTGCTGTTAACGAGCAGCGCCGCGTACCGGAGGATACGCGGCGCTGCTCTTGTGAGGACTGAAGGAGACAACGACCACAGCCCTCTAGCAACTGCTGAATGTAGCGAATTCCTTGAGCAAATAGCAATAGTTATAGTGTTGCAATGGGCAGGGGAGCCCCCGGCTCTACTGGCCGGGGGCTCCCCCCTTGCCCCCCATTATATGTAACTTTCTAGTTGGCATGTCAAGCCCTGATGTTGTAGTTTCCTCTCTGGCCGGAGGAGACCACGATGGCAACGCTGCTTCAGGTCGAGTACATCGAAGACTTGCTAAGCCGCTTGGGCTACTCAGTGCAGTTTGCTATCTCCGAATGCTTCGGGCCTGATGCCATGGGACCCACCTACGACGCCAACGACAAGCTTCCCAGCGAGCGCGACTTGGATGACTTGTCAGTCAAGGACGCGAGCCTGCTGATCGACTGGCTACGCGCGGAGGATGAGTGATGATCGAAAACATGCGGTGCGGAGACAAGATCGTCACGAGCCTACCGCCTTCGTGGTGGAGCAAGTCTCTTTCCAGCGGGATCATTCGTGAACAGCGCAAGCGAGGATACGCCCGTGCTGATGGTACCCATGTACTAACCTTCCTCGGTGAACTACCGGAGATACAAGCATGGTTGTGCTACCAGAAGCTCCGTGAAGTTGGCTACAAACCGGGCGACTACTTCACCTTCAGTACCTGCAAGGACTGGTGCCTGTCAGGCACCTGGCCGAGAACAACTCTGGTCCATTTCGCAGACGTCATGGCGAAGAGGCACTACCGCTGCTACTACCGAGTCGAGCCCAGCAGCCTGATAGGATGGGTCGTGCCTCTTGAGCCACGGCATCGGATCTTCTACGCGCCGACTGCTCGCGGTTTCATGCAAGAGGCAGCGGTCGAGTTGGTAGGCACTCATTACGATCCAGGGCAGCTACTCGACTACTTGGTGAACCGCGACGAAGAGATTCCTCGCAGCCGCTGGCAGAGGGTGTTCGACCTTGGAGCTGCTGCACGGGTGTGTTCGGTCACGGCCTATTTGGTCGAGGACATAGCTCGACAGGTGATGATCGACCGACACATCGAGACCTGGGTCGAACCGTTCACGGACTACTGGGGCAAGCCTTGCAAACCTGACAGCATTCTTCCAGCCGACTTCGAGAACTCTTTGCACTACCACTGTTTCGCGGAGGTGGACTGATGGCCCCGTGGGAAGAGCCGACCTGCAGAAACGACGCTGTATTGATTCAAGCGATACACGCCTCTTTTGAAAGAGCAGTTGACGACGTTCTTCAGCAGCAGATCGAGGACGCTTGTGAACAACTTGCAGCCAAGCTGCGCGAGGAAGCTGCTCGGCAGGTAGTGCTGGTCTCACGGTGGTTTGAGGTAGATACCCGCAAGGACCGTCTCGTCATCACGATCCACTTCGGAGACAAGCCTGATGCCAACCAAACCCCGTAGGTTCACTCCGCTCTACACTCGGATCAGGCTTGAACTCTGCGGTTCACGTCAGAAGTCAAGCACGGGCGTGAACGTCTACACTACCGTGATGTTCTCAATCTCGTTCGAGGAGATGAACTACCTGGAGGTCTGTGACAAGATTTGCGCCGCCTTCGAGGAGCCGGTGCCCGGACGCGCCGAGCTGGAAGAGAAGTTCGCTGCTGCAATGCGCCAGGCCGCGGAGGATCTGCCCAAGACGGGAGCGATCGACGTCGCAGACCTGAAAGCGCGAGTAGAGGCGTACCGCGAACGGGTTGTTGTCGATCTGGAGTTGAAGTATCTGCCCGAGGTGCTGAAGCGGATTGCGTTGAACGACTTTCGGCAGTACCCTAGAGTTCTTCAGCGGGATCTGCTGTTGTACCTGGGCAAGAAGGATCAGAAGGCACTGAAGCGACTCACGGGAAGGGGGCTCAGATGGCGAAACTACGTCAAGACCAAGCCGCAGACGCTGTTCAGAAAACCGATCCGGTTGACCAGCCTGGCAGTGGTTCCGTTTACTACTGGCAAGTCTGCGTCAGTGGAGGCGGCGCCGCGATCGTCATCAACTACACACCCGAGCGAAGCGAGTACCTAGTCCTGAACCGCCAGGGCAACTGTGTCGTCATCTTCCCGCAACCTTTGCGGGTCGTGGATCCAACCGAGCCGCAGCATACGCTGCACTTCCGTCTGCGGCCGATTGCGGAACAGGTCGCGTTGGCCGAAGACGTGATCGGACTTTTCTACGAGGGGTTCAAGACCTATCTCGTCACCGTCCAGGTCGGCTGACAAGGAGACGCACATGAAAACCATCGCCTTTGTGTTCATCATGGCCACTGTGGTGGGACTGGCCATCCTGGCCGATTCCTGCACAATGCGAGCCCGTGTGGGCATGGCTCCGGCTGCGGTGCTGCAGCGGGTGGTCGTGATCGACCGCGGCACCCAGGAGATGCAGTGGGTCTGCCCTGAGGCGATCGTGGTGCTGGACAATGGTCTCATCAAGATCGGCTTGCACAACTACCGGATCGTTACGGCCGAAGGGACACCGATGTCCTCCGGGGATGTGCTGGAAGCGATCTCCAGCCCGCCTGACACGCTGTTCTACGGAGGTGAGTACTAGTAAGCGGCGACTGGTTCTATGACTTCTACGTCCATTACATGGATGCCTACGAACGGAATAGGCGTAACTTGTACAGACGCCTGTTGAACCTTTTCGCGGAGGAGACTGCTGTGATTCACAAGTGTTATACGTGCAGGCACGGTAAGAACGCAGGTTCCTGCACGGTCACCGCTGGTCTTTACGCCAACACAGTATCGATCACCTGCAAGACAGAGAAGTCGCAGGTGCAGTGCTTCAACTATCAGTTCTGGGAGCCGAAGGAGGAGACTATGGGACAAGACCGGCTGGAAGCGTTCCTGGGCGACTTCGTCTCGGCGCAGAAGGGAGGAGTCGAGGCTATTCACATGTGCCGCAAGTGTGGGACGCCGAACCTCTCGATCAACGTCAGAACCGGCCTGTGGCAGTGCTGGTGTGGCTGCGGCAGCGGCAAGGCCGATCCTTCCCAGCTCTACTACTGGGAAGTCAGTAGCGGCTGTGCGGTGTTGAAGCCCAAGGAGGGTGTGGACTCCCTCGAAATGGCCCAAGTGGCTCGGGCCGTGCAAGCCGCGGTCAATGGAGTGGATGATATCCGCTCCACGATCGACCACCTCTACCGACTGCGACACCTGGTCTACGACGGACCGGGGCCTGAGACCCCGGTTACACCGGCGGACGTGTTCATGTTCAAGAACCAGCTTTGCATGGCGCTGCGCAACCGCGAGGGTGTTGTCTGTGGTTGGCAGTCCTACGACTTCAATACCAAGAGCTACCGCATCCACGGCGAACGCGGCATCGTCCAGTTGTCCCGTGCTCAAACCGGCAGGGTCATCTTGACCGAAGGGTTCTGGGACGCGATCTCGATGCAACGGATCCAGCCTGGTGAGTCGGTGGTCTGTTCCTGCGGAGCCACCCTGAGTGATGAGCAGTTGTCGATTCTGGTCAAGCTGGGAAAGATCCACGGCGGGGGGATCGTGATCGCGTTCGACAACGACCGGTTCTCATTGGCGGCCCAAGCCCATGCGCTCCTCTCTCCGTATGTGCCCACCTCCGTCCAGGTCCCGCCGCATGTGATAAACGGGGGTCTGGTGTGCAAGGACTGGGATGACGTCTACGCCAAGTGCGGTCTGTTGAGGGCGAGGAGCGTGTTCCGTGGGTAGGACACCGAGCAAACTGGATGGGCGGCAGAGCCGGTGTGACTTGTGCCGGTTGTACGAGGGCTGCCAGACGGTCTGTTTGTGGGGTGAAGGCAAGACCAAACGACCCTACGTCGTTTTCATTGGTGAGGCGCCCGGCGCGCTCGAAGACGCGCAAGGGCGCCCGTTCATCGGCCCCTCAGGAGATCGGTTGCGCAGCCTCATCCGCCGTCTGGATCTGACTGATGACTGCTACATCACCAACGTGGTCAAGTGCCGGCCGCCGGACAACAGGAAACCGCGCGAGGATGAGCTGGTAGCTTGCCGAGGGTATCTGACCGCGGAGCTGAAAAGGCTCAAGCCTCAGAACATCGTGCTCCTGGGCGCCACAGCCATCGAGGTCGCAACTGAGACCAAGCGGGCCAAGATCGGCGTGTACCGGGGGATCAAGAACTGGACCTGGATGGGTGCCCGTGTGATCGCCACCTACCACCCAGCGGCTACGCTACGACCGGGAGGCCAGAAGTACCTGCAGTTTCTGATCGAGGACCTGAACCGGCTCGCCACTGAGGAGTGGGTGCCACGCGAGAAGGTCACATGGAAGGACGTGCAGTCGGGATCGATCTCGATTCCATCTGATCGTCCGGTGGCACTGGATCTGGAGACCACCGGGCTCAACCCATTCGAGCCGGAAGGCAGAATCCTCTGTGCAGCCTGGAGCTGGAAGAAGGACCAAGCCTTTGTCACAACCGATATCGAGACTCTAGTTGGTGAGCTGGACATCCAGCGGCCACACCTCGTGGGTCAAAACATCAAGTTCGACCTGTTGTGGCTGCGCCAGAAGTTCGGCTACGTTCACAAGGGTGAGCTGGATGACACCTACGTCATGGCTCACCTGTTGGATGAGACCGCTCCCAGCAAGTCGCTGAAGACGTTGGCGGGGATCCACACCGGTTACGGTCCCTACGCCCAGGGTGTGATGGATGCTCGTGACGGCGGCCACATGGCCGAGGTGCCGGAAGAGAAACTCCTGGAATACTGCGCTTATGACGCAGCCGCCACCTTGAGAGTGGCGGCTGCGTTGGAGACACAGTTCAGGAGGAATGACGCGCGTCTGTTGTACGCTGCTGAGATGCAGGTCCTGCCCGTCGTGGTGGACATGGAAACAGCCGGCTTGGCCTTTGACCGTGGTGTGACTGAGAAGCTTGCCAGCGACTACAAGACCCGGATCGACACCATAGCCGCCGAGTTCACCCGCATCACCGGCGTGTCCAAGCCCGGCAGCACTCAACAGCTCGCGGTCTGGCTGCACGAGCACTGCCGCATGCCGATCCTAGCCCACACACAAGGCGGCAAGTCTCAACTCGACAAGTGGGTTTTGCCCAAGATGTTACTGCTGGCCCAGAGCCACCTGCACAAGTTCACCGAGGACCCAGCCGTCATCGTGCGGGGCATTGAACTGCTGCTGCAGTACCGGGGCTTGACCAAGATCCTCTCGACCTACCTGACTCCTTACCTGGAGATCGACGGGCCGCGGGTGCATGCGTGTTTCAACCAGTGCGGGACCGAGACAGGCCGGTTCAGTTGCGAGAAGCCGAACCTACAGAACCTGCCCCGCGAAACCAAGCACCCCATCAAGACCATGTTCGTGGTGCCGAAGGGCAGGATCCTCGTGGGAGCAGACTACAGCCAGATCGAGCTACGGATCGGCGCGATCGAGACGCGCGACAAGCGCCTCCTCGATGCCTTCAAGGCCGGCATGGACTTGCACTCGATGACGGCTGAAGCAATCGTAGGCCACGCGCCCAGCCCGGAGGAGCGGTCGCATGCCAAGACAGTCAACTTCGGGATCTTCTTTGGCATGGGACCGAAGAAGTTGGCCGAGGACACCGGCAAGCCGCGTGCTTGGGCGCAGGAGTACATCCGCAACTGGTATGCACTCTATCCAGGGGTCCGTGAATGGCAGGAGGAGCAGGAGCAGAGGCTGTTGCGCGACGGGCATCTGGTCAACATGTTCGGTCGCATCAGGCACCTGGGACTTGCGCTGAAGACAGCCAAGCGTGACGAGTACCTGGCTGTGCTGCGTGAGGCCTGTAACTTCCCAGTGCAGGGCGGGGCCGCGGACCTGATGAAGCTCGCCATGGTGCGTGTGTCTGACAAACTGCCCAAGGACTGCCGCATCGTGGTCCAAGTCCACGATCAGATCCTGGTCGAGTGTCCTGAGAAGCAGTGGGAGAAGATCGCGCTGCTCATGTATGAGACCATGAGCAACGCCAATGCGCTGATGCGCTACTTCGGCTACAAGCCCAGGTTCAACATACCCACCCCGGTGGACGTCAAAGTGGGTCCGGTGTGGGGGACAATGGAAGACGTGACGTTTACGTAGGAGGTGACTCGTGGAACGCAAGGTCAACGCAATCGATCCCGAAGAGGCCATGAAGAGCGTCGGATCGACCGGCAAGTTCCTGAAAGTCGATGATGATGTCGAGTACGACATCCGCCCGTTGCCCCCGATCGGGGTCGGGTGCAACGGGCGGCCATTGAAGACGCCCTGGATGGCCCACACGATGCACTCGAAGTCGGTCGGCAAGAAGTTCGGTGGCTTCGAGGTCGAGGGCGGTCAGAAGGTGAAGCTCCACTGCCTGGATGCGGTGGACAAGCAGGGCGATCACCTGCATGGCACGGGCGAGGAGTGCCCTGCCTGCCGGGTCGAACGCTACTGTGAAGAGCAGGGCGAGGATCGCACCGGAATGCAGACCGACACCAAGTACATGATGAACGTCGCGGTCGATGGCCAGGTCCGCATCTTCGATGCTCCTCCCAGCGTCATCACGGAACTGCAGAAGTACATCGGCAACAAGAAGTACGGCACCGGGATCTTCGACCCGCGGCGTGGCCGCAACTTCACCATGAAGCGGATCATGCAGGCCAACGGGTTCAGGAAGTACGAGCTGACCCCGGCGCCGGATGCCTCGCCGATCGATCCTCCCGACTGGGAGAAGAAGGCGCTCAATCTCGCCAAGGAAGTCCACGTCTACAAGGCCGAAGAGATGACCGAGATCCTCGTGCGCAACCTGCGGGGGATCGTTCCGGTCGAGGCTGCCCTGGACGCCGACTTCGAGGACAGCGACGATGATGACGACGATCAGGCGACCGAGGCGGCCGAGACGGATGAGGGCGAGGAGGAAGAGACGCCGCGTCGTCGCCGGACTGCGCAGCGCTCCACGAAGCGGGCGGCCAAGAAGACGCCCAAGGGCAAGGGCAAGAAGGCGGGGAGGAAGCGGTAGCGATGCCGATGGATATCAACCTGGAAGTCGTTGGGACCTGGATTGACAAGAACAAGCCCACAATCAAGTACACTGGTTATGGTGGTTGTTCGATCTTCTGGGGAGAAAGCACAGGTAGAAAAGGTGCGTGCGGTCCTGGTT